CGTTGACAGCAGTTGCTGATGATATGTGTGGTGTGCCACAAAAGGTATGCGAATATCAAGGTGGAGAATATAAAACAGATACAGTTATGAGTTTCGGCACAGATAATGGAGTATTTTCAGTTACATTATCAAATCAATATTGTGATAAGTAAATCTGTTGACAACAGAAATAGAATATGCTATACTTACATTATAAACTTAAAGGAGAGATGTTCCAATGGCTAGAAAATTTTTTATTAAGGTTGAATTAAATAAGGAAGAAAAAGAAATTAGAGTGTTTAGCGTGGAGTCGCCAGAAGATGTTGATAGCAACTTAGACTTCTTCTATGAGCATGTAGCAGATTTAGTTGATTTCGCACGTTTTGGTGTTGCAGACTATGAGAGTGATGTTGTGGCGATTGTTGATGATGAAGGATTACTAAAATCAGAAAATATCGTTTATGAGATTCGTTTTGGAAGTCAGACACGACAATTAGCAGGTACTTTATTAATCGGCAAAACAGAAAGACGTGAAGACCACGAACTATACACAGTAGGTTTCACAGGTGAAGAATTACTTGAAATTTACAAAAATAACACAATCGAAGTCAAAGCTATTGGCTTGACAGCATAGGAGGTAATTATTATGAAAAACGTAACCAAAAACAATATTGAAATCATATGGGAACAGCTTGACGATGCGTGTGGAAGTATAGACAACGCAATGATGAATATTAATTCTATTGGGAAGATACCACAGGATATTAAAGATAAAGCAAATTCTATTGATTTTTCAGCAATTGTATCATTAAAGAATGAAATTGAAGAGATTCTTAATAAAACGAAAGTAGAGGTTAATGCGTAATGGGTACAAGAGGTGCATTCGGTATTTTTAAAGGTGGACAAACTAAGGCAACATATAATCATTACGACAGCTATCCTAGTGGTTTAGGCGTAGAATTATTAGAAGCTTTATCTAAACACAATATCGAAATGTTAAACAAGACATTCGATAACATTGTCTTAGTTAGTAACGATTCAGAGCCTACAGATGAGCAAATTGCGGAGTGTATGAAGGTTATTGAGACAGGTGGAGAGAAGGATTGGTATTGGCTTCTACGTGAAGCACAAGGCGATTTAGATGCATATGTAGTAAAAGGTCTTAAATACATGATTGATGGGCAAAACTTCTTAAAAGACTCACTATTCTGTGAATGGGCATATATTATTAATCTTGATGAAAATGTATTGGAAATCTACAAAGGATTCCAACATGAGCCAGATTCTAATCGTTATTATGATGATGCATTGAAAGATGAAGAATATAAAAACTGTAAGCTCATTTCCAAAATAAATTTAGAAGATATATTTATGCTTGGTGATGTTATGCCAGAAACCATGTTAAAAGGCAAGATAGGCGAAGATTATTATTAATTGTTGATAGATAGTGATTATTCACTATCTATTTTTTTATGAAATTCTATTGACAACAGCAAAAAATAATGGTATAATTTAGGTATAAAATACATATGAAATGGGGATAATGATATGAACATTGAAATTTTCTCGCACATGCCAGAAGCAGATTTGAACCACATTACTGATATGATTAGCAGAAATAACCTAAACATATTTGATAGACTCGGTAGTGGCTCATATGGTGAAGTCTATGGATATAAGGGTTTTGCTATTAAAACGTTAGATGAAAGCGAGTTTTGTGATGATGGAGAAAACAACGATGTAGAAGTATTACAAAACCTTGCACATCTTGACTGTGTGCCAAAGCTATATGCAGTTGTTGATAAGAGCATTATGATTGTAGAACGTATCAGAGGTCTTACTATCCGAGATATTACGGAAAAAGGTAAAGAGATGGATACTATCAATCTAGATGAGAAATTTGAAGAGAAGTTTGATTTAAGCCTAAAGGCAATTATCGATTCTGGATATAGTCCAAACGATTTACACGAGTCCAATGTAATGATTGAAGAAATTACTAATAATCCAAAGATTGTTGATGTTGGATGGTTTAAAAGACACCATTGGACAAAAGGTAACTATTCAGATGTTGATGAGATTGTAGGCAGTATTGATGGATATTCAAGAGCGCATAGATGGACAGGCAATGCAGTGAGCAGATACGTTAAACAAAAGCGTAGACAAGCACTAGCTAATTGAATGATAGATTATAGCACATATAATATTTTCTGTTGACAAAAGACTTTATATGTGCTATAATTAACATATAATCCAATACGAGGTGATTGATATGAGTAGAGAATATTATCAATTTGGTCGCAAGCATTTTGAGTTCGAAGTTCGCAATTTCTTAATTAAGAATCGTTTAGGTTTCTTGAAAGATATTACACAGCAATATATAGAAGAAGGTAATGAAACTTGGGAGAACATTTACACTATCTCAACTGGAAACAAATCTGTTGAAATATTAGTCTACTCTAGTATTGATATTCGTACTGGTTATGTACGTGAACATGGTGATGATGCGGTACGCATGGTATTAAGATGGAAAACTAGAAACGGATATGTTTATAAGAAATTAGGCAAGCACCTTCGGATTAAAACATTATTCAATAATATGGAGAAAACAGTAAAATCGGTACGACCAACTATTTTCAACTTAAAATATAATGAGTTCTCAAAGGGAGAGTGTTAATATGAACTACTTCGTTTATTATGTTGCAGGTGCAGACGCATTTAACTATCTTGGTGAAACAAATTATGTAGGTGTATGGGCAGAATCAATTTTTCATGCCAATGATTTAGTCGGTCAATATTTCAAATTGGGTACACAAATCGTATCAGTTAAAAGAAGTCAAGTAAAAGGTAAGATAGGCTATTTATATTAATCTGTTGACAAATGATATAATTAATGGTATACTTAATACAATCCAATGAAAGAGGTTGATGTTAAATGAGTAGAAAAACTGGTAAAGAAGTTGCAGAAACGGTTTCAGATTTTGTAAATGTTGCGTTCGAGTCGGAGAAGGAAGAGTTTGTCAAAACAGTGGCAACAGACCATAAGACATTACAAGAAGACATGTTTGGAATGTTTCTAGGTTGCATAAATGAATGGTCTGAAATGGCTAAACAAGGTAACTATGATGCTCGAAACGAATATACATGCAGAATGTCTAAAATCATGATTGAAGCACTAAAAGAAAAAGGTTTCTACTAGGAGGTAATCATATGTTGACAACTAATAATAAATTCATAGCTGTTGAAGCATGGGTAGAAAAAGATAAAAATAATGAAGAATCACTATTCGTACACTTAGCAAGCTCGTTCAATAAAGCTATTGAATGGATTGAAAAAAATGGTGAGAAATGGTATGAAGACCCATATAAGTTTGTTATGTATGAGACAGAATTAGATAAATCTGGCGATATGGAAGATTTTGATGTATTAATACATGTAGATAAACATGGTGAAATTATCAAGGTAGAGAATAGATATAATGTCAAATTAGACATCGATAAGCTAAATAATACTACTGCCGATACAGATTCGTATGTGTGCTGTTGTGGTGTTATTAATTGCGAAATATGCATTTAATAAAATAGGAGGTAATCATATGAAAACAATGAAATGTATATGTGGCAAGGAAATGTTATACAATTATCACTATCACTGCTTTGAATGTGATTGTGGCAAATGCTATAATGCCTTTGGTCAAGAATTGCTACCTATTGATGATTGGAAAGAGGAATTTGATGAGGAAGATTACTAAGTCGCTTGACAAACGACTTAGTATATAGTATAATTAATTATAGACTGTTAGGGGAGTGTTGTTCATATGAAAACTAAAAATGTTTACTATAATCCTAATCCAAGTAAGAAAGAAACTGGTGATTGTGTTGTGAGAGCTATGTGTAAGGCAACAGGTCAAGATTGGGATACTATTTATAAACAACTATTCGATATTGGATTCGAACTAAAAGTTATGCCGAATGCAGATGAAGCTTGGAAAGAATTGCTTATTAAAAATGGCTTTACACAGCATAAAATCTCTAATAAACGAGGTACTAAGCGACCAACAGTTGATTCGTTTGCCAGAACCAATAAGAAAGGTACATATGTTTTACGAGTAGCAAATCACATTGTAACATGTGAAGATGGAAAGTATTATGATTTATGGGATTCTGGCAATTGCTCATTGTATGGATATTGGGAAAAACCAACAAACGAAGGAGAGTGTTGATATGCGAAAGTATAAATTCTTAGTTGTACTAAAAGGTATGTCTATGAGTGTGTATTCATTTACAAAAGGTGAAGCAGTTATTTTGGCACAGGCAGAAGCAATTAAGTCTGGATTAGATTATAGCTTTATTTCAGTTACACAAGTATCAAGTAAAGAATATGATGTTTGGAAAAATAAATAAATTGATATGATATTCTGTTGACAAAAGACTATTTGCATGGTATAATTAATTATAAGCTAAAAGGAGATGGTAAACATGGCAAAAGTTAAAACACCTGCTATTTACGAACGTGAGGTATGGAGTGAAAAACTAGGTGAGCGTGTTAATGAAGAGATTGAAATTACAGTTGGTATGCCTTGTACATTCAATGTTGGAAGTGATTTATATCCTGCTTTTGTATCTCGTATTAGTGATAGCGGTAAAACAGTTTGGATTAAACGAGCTAACTACATAGCAGATAAAGAAAACGGTCACGATTACTTTTCTAATCAAGTTTACATCATTACACCAAATGATGACGTATCAGAAGAGCGTGCCACAAAGCGTAAGAATGGTCGTTGGCACTTGAATGAATATAGCCGAGTTGGTTTCGGTCATGCAAAACATTATGAAGACCCTCACTTCTAAGAGTGAGGGAATAACCTAAAGGAGTGTTCGATATGGCAGATAAGAAATTTGAAATCAAAACTAATATTCGTGAGTATGCAGAGGAATATCCAGTAACAATTGAAATGAATGAGGATAACGATAGACTTGTTATCAAAGCTAGAAATCAAGGTGGATATGATTGTGTATTTATTGACCTTATGGACGTAATTAAGTTTTACGAAGCGAATAAGAGAGATATTTAATGGTTAAAAGTCTAATTTTATACTAGGAGGAATGTATATGTATAGATATTTAGTATTTGAATATTATTGTTATTACCCTAGCGGTGGCATGAATGATTGTGGGTTGAAAACGAATGAATTAGAAGAAGCTATTGAACATATGAATGATAGCGATTGTGAATATATAGATATATATGATTGTGTAGAAGGTCGCATAATTCAAAGTAAAAGCAATAGGTAAAATTCTAATTTTATACAAGGAAGGTAGGTGTTTCAATATGGATAGTTTAGATGATTTGATACTTATTCGTAAGGAAACTAAAGAAAGATATAAAATATCTAAAATCTATAAGTTAGATACACCTAATGGCGAAACACCATTTGCAGAAGTATATCAAATAGATAAGAAAGAAAAAGATTTCTTTGAAAATGTTGTATATTTTAGTTTTCCAGTAAGTGTTATAAAAGATTATTTTATTGTTGAAAGTGTATAAAATGTTGATTTTCTGCAAATAGAGGGGATGGGGATAGTATGTTTGATATTTATAGTGCAATTAAAATGTTATCAAAAGAAGGTGTTGTAACAGTAGATAACAGTATATTAGATGAAATTGGTGATGTACTCTACGGTTTAAATGTAAACTATACGATAGCTAAAGCCGATGAAGCAAAAACAATTCTATGTTTAGATTAATAAAATTGTTATTTTAGGAAGGAGTTTTTCAACATGAATAAACAACAATTAAAAGCGTTTAGATGCGATTCTCACGACAAACAGAATGAAATGCGTAGGAATGGGTATTCGTCATCTGATATAGTTGCAATTGCATATTTCATGATAAAGGATAACATTGAGGATGCTGAGAAGTTAATTAAGTTGGATAGTGATTTTCTATCTCTTATAGAAAGAGCAGAGAAAATATTATCTGAATAGAATTGATTTTAAAAGGAGGTTATTTAACATGATTAGTCAATCTTTCGTTAGAAATAAACTTGTAGAACTTAATGGAGAGATGTTAAAGAGTCCATATAAAAAAAGATGGACAAAAGACAATCCAACGCTAGGATACTGCTATATTGTTTCAGAAGCCCTATATCACTACATAGATAACGTAAAAGCGTTCTGTATTAGTATGGGAGAGCTAGGCACTCATTGGTATGTTACAATAGACAATAGTATTGTAGATTTCACAGGTGAACAATTCAATGATGAAGTTGACTACTCTAAGGGGATAGGAAAAGGATTTTTTAAAGGTTCAGTAAAGACTGACAAAGGTTACATATCAAAACGTGGATATGAAATGGCGAAGCATTTAGGATTAATAAAATAATCATTTTAGAATGGAGGTGATTCTATGGTTAAAATTGGTGGAGAAGGATTGTATGTATTAATAGTTTTAGCTTTCTTAACATTATGGATAGTTCTCGCATACTTAGGTTATTCATTAGTGGAATGGTTGTTCTTTTAGTTGTTTATTCTGTTGACAAAAGACATACAATATGGTATAATTGTATTAACAAGTTGAAAGGATTGATAACTATGAATTATGAAGAAGCAAAGGTTCGCAAACAAGAACTTAATAACATAGTGGATTTGCACTCAAAAGCATTGCAACAATTTGAAACAAATAGCATGGGCTTAGTTCCAGATGAGGTAAGAGCGACACCAGAGTATCAAAAAGCCCAACAGGATTTCAATCGTTCATTTGCAGAATTAAGGAATTTTAATGCGTGGTTTGTGAAAGAATTTAGAAAGAAAAAGAAACAGATTAAATAATCATCTAGAAGTGGAGGTAATACTATGAAAGATATTGAATTTAAAGTTGGCGACACTATAAAACATAAATACACTCATGAGATATTAGAAATATCGGACTTTGGAACAGGTTATGGAAAGGTTTCTATTGGTTGCGTTAATGCTACAAAATCAGAATGGAAGCTAATAAAAAATAAACAAAAGGGATGATGTATATGAAATTTATATATGGTGAGATTCGTGTGATAGGTGACTGTATTGGAAAAGACTATAAATTTGGTGATTATACAACTAGCTCATTACTGACACTTCTCGATTATATCGGTGCAGGTGGTTGGGAACTTGTAGGAGAAATAGAGCGAAAAATAATTGTTAAGAAACGTATAGAAGAATAGGAGATGTTAATATGAAGAATATTCAAATTGAAGCTATTTATGGTTTTGTATCTATATTTGAAAATGTTGATAAAACTCTTGTTGCTAGTGAGGAAAATGGTAATGTATTAACTTTTGACTCAACAGTATCATTTATGAGATTTCTATTAGATAATAAATTTGTATTACGTGAAGTTGGCGACCATATGCTAGTTGTTACAAGAGATAAAGAGCCTAATATTTATGGTAGAATGGTGAAGCAAGGTGATAATCATGAGAAATAGATTTAGATATAGAATATGGATTGCCATTGAGACAACTAATCAAAATATTAAACATTTAGTTATAAAGAGAAACGAATTTAATTGCTCTTATAGCGATAGCGAAATGGAAGAATGGGTTAAAAATAAGGTTAAGAACATTGTGGATTATTATACTTGGTATGCAAGTGGAAAATACGCAATCTTAAAAGAAGATGGTAGCTATATAATTGGTCGATATATTGGATAGATAATTCTGTTGACAAATGATAAATATTATGATATACTTAATACATAAGGGGAAGGGATGGTTTTATGAATTTAACAAAAGCCGAATTAATCAAATTACTTCAAGAAGATGATTCTCCAATGGATACGCCAATTGGTTTACTTCTTGAATGTACAAATGACGATGCACAGATGAGTGCTACCAAGATTCGAACAGCAGGATATAACTCTTGGAATAAAAAATTCATGATTTATGGTGATTATGAATGGGGTGAGTATTAATATGGTGTATGAAATCCATATAAAGGTTACTGTTGGTGAAATTGCTAGAGGGATTTATTGTTATTTTGCATTTAAAAACCCATTAGTAAATGATTATTCATCTATGACTGTCTTTAAGGGAGGTACAGAGTCAAACATGAAATTTGTGAAAAGAATAAAAGAATATATCAAATCCAATGAATTTCTGTACAATATTAAAAAGACAATTATCAAAGATGCAGATGAATACAATAAAAAGCAAAAAATCTCAATGGATTATGAAGAGCTTAAAAAAGAGCTTGATGGTATGGAGTTTAGCGTTAAGGTAGATATAGATTAAGGAGTGGTAGGTATGATGCAAATTAAGTATGAGGTTGACTTAGAGGGTATACAAATGCATGTGTGGGCGTTCAACGAAGAACAGGCTATAATGATGGCTCAAAAAGAAGCAATTAAATTTGGTTTAAGCGGTGTATTAATATCTATAAGGGAGTGTAGTTAATGAGCAAATATACAGATGAATTTTTAGAACAAGAATTATCAAAGTATCTTCAAGAAGTATTGCCAAAAAATTTCTCATGGGGAAATAGAAATGATGTTGCAAAACTCATTGAGTGGATTGAATTAAAAGAAGAACAGAGCAAGACTAAAGAGTATATCTTGAATAAAGATGAGTCGTTAACAGCTATGAAGATGATGCAGGACTGTATTGACAGGGGTATGATTCCAAAAAGCTATAGGATTGGAACTATAAATCATATATTATTTGAAAACACTGATATTTTTGAAAATTTCGAATGTGATTTTGAGGTAATTATTAGAGCAAAACGGTGATATTATCTGTTGACAACAGATAATACATATGGTATAATAAGTATATAATCAAATAGAGGTGATGCTAATGAATAAAACATTTGTTGTCGTAGGGTTCAGTGGTTACGGTCTTGATGAGACTAGTGAGATATTATATGCAGGTCAAAACGAAGAAGAAGCTAAATCATTTAATGTTGACTCAATGGTGGACAAGCTTCTACTAGAAGTTTGGGAAGATGGCTTGCCGTTACAAACATTCACTAAAAACGAACTTCATGATTGGCGATTAGAATACGATAGACTAAGGGATGGTGCTTAATATGTTGGATGATAAATTAAAAGCTGTAACAAGTGCATTGGTAGCTATTGATAAATTTGGTTGGTGTTGCTTAGGGGAAAGCAGACCAGATGAGATTGAAATGGTAAAGCAGATTATTACAAATTGTGGAAAGAACTATAGCATTGCAGAACTACCACATGGAACTATTCAAATATTTTGTAAATAGTTTCTGTTGACAAAAGCAAATAATAATGGTATAATAAATATAACATATAATATTGGAGGAATGTACAATGACAACATTAACATTAGGCTCTTTGCAAAAATCTTTTGAAATCGCTCTTGAAGTGTTTAAGGAGTCACATCGTCTTAAAGGAATCTTAGAAAATTCAAGCCTTGATATCGAAGAGATTTACAACAAACGTGAGCAATATTTATTGGATTTAGTTGGTGAAAATGGCTTCATGAGTTTCCATCCAACAGTAACACAAGATTTACTGTCAGAGTTTCAAAATGCTTTTCCAAAGCGTGGTGATGGTATGCCGAATTATTCTAGCGAGTTTGTAGAAACTCATGCGGAGCGTGTATTATCACGTAGAACATATGAGAGTATGACAGTGGACAACCTTCTCAATAACACTCTTCCGCAATATGTACAAGGTACAATTAGAGATAATAAGGAAGAGTTTAAAGGTTATAATTCTCCAAAATTGTCCAAGCTGTTAGTCAAACTATGGGGAGAAAAATCTGATATCGTTAAGTGGTACACAAACAAGTGTCCTAAATCACTGACAAAAGGTGAGTTAAAGGATTACAAAATAACATTATCAGTATTACCTCACCACATTGCAGGAATGTCTTATTACTCACCAATTAATCATGGCGGTAGCCGATGGATAGATGGTTGGGAAGGTAGCTCATGCATGGATACAAAGCGTAATGGCGGTGGAGATGCTATCACTCGATTACTACCTAATTTGATGGATTCTGAATTAGCAGTAGTTTATCTATCTCATACAGATGATGACGATGCCTTTAATCCGAAGTATTTAGCAAGAATGTTAGTACGTATTGTCAATGTTGATGGTAAATATGCAATTATTGGATTACGAACTTATAGCATTAGTAATGAAGCTAGAACGATTATTATTGATGGATTACGTAATCAGTTTGACAACTTTGCATCCGTCTACGATATTCGTGAAAAGTATGGTGATTCTAATCATTGGAAGAGCTATAAAATGAAGCGAGTAATAGGCACTCATCCTGTACGATTACTAATTAAAGAGAAGTATGAGTGTGGTTTGTGTGATGGTGATGGTACTGTTGATGATGGCGATAGATGTCATCGTTGTGAAGGTACTGGCAAGCGAAGTAATGATTTCACTGCCATTCCATATATTGATGATTCTGATATGTTTCATGTATCAGATGATGATAGTAAGATGATTGCTAGTATTCCTATGCAAGCATTGATAGATATTGGAGTTATGGATAAAGAGGTACTAGAAAAGATTCTTGAAGATAGAAAAGCACGTCTTAATGATAATCTAACATTTGCTTGTTAATCTAAAATGAGGTGATATTATGGTTGAATTAGCTATTAAAAATGAACAGTGGAGTCTATATAAAATTGTAGACTCCACGTATACAATATATATTTATGATAGACATGCATTTGGTGAAGTTGAACTGATTGCGCTACTAGACAATCCAAGTCCGAAATATAATTACCAAGATGTTTCAAAGATTAAAATGAAGCGAGAAAGGTTTTTAGAGCTATTATCAATTGATTTTGATAATCTATATAGCTTTCATACATTTTAATCAAAAGTGTTGACAAACGATAATAATTATGATATAATGTATATATAATCAGATAGGGGTTGATTGTTCCATGAAATTTAACGGAATTAAAGGTGAAAAGGTAGAATAATCGCTTGACAAAAGACAAGGATTATGGTATAATAAAAGTATAACAAACATACAAAACACGAATTGGAGAGATGCTTTATGAAAAAGATGCGTAAACAATTTATCAAATTACTAGGTATTCATGCTGTAAGTGGGAACGAAAAACCAGTACGTGATTACTTGAAACCAATCTTAACTAACATGCTTGATAAAGTAACAGTTGACTCATATGGAAACCTTTTAGGTGAAAAATCAGTAGGGACAGGCGAAGGTGCTACAATCTTATTATCCGCTCACATGGATACTGTAAAAGGTGTTTTAGCAAATCGTGAGCTAGTATTCCAAGATGACTATATCTCATCTAGTGTTGGAGCTTTAGGAGCAGATGACCGAGCAGGTATCGCAATCATCATGGAGGTTTTACGAAGCCTTAATGATACACAATTCAACGGTACAATTAAAGTTGCTTTCTCTAGAGAAGAAGAGATTGGTTGTGTTGGAGCAGGTAAGATTGATAAAGAATGGTATTCAGATGTTGACCTAGCAATCGTGGTTGACCGTAGAGGAAACCGAGATATCGTAACTGGTTGTTATGGAGCGTTTTGTTGCAACGAAGTAGGATACTTCATGGAAGGTGTATCCGCTTCAATCGGAATGAACTGGCGAGCTGTTGAAGGTGGTATTTCAGATGCACAAACATTCTCATCTCGTGGTGGTATTAACTCAATCAACCTAAGTGCAGGTTACTACTTCGAACACACAGCTAATGAGTGTGTATCGGTATCACAAATGGAAGATACAGTATTACTAATCTGTGCTTCGCTTGATGTAGTTAACGAATATGTACATTTATTCGGTGAAGTACCAGTAAGCAATGATTGGTCAGAAGCTTACACATACAGCAAATATGAGAACTACGATTGGCGGTTTCTTGACGAAGAGTACCAATGGAATGCGAAGAATTATCCACAAACTTCGCCATTTGCTGATACGATTTACGCTGAGGAAAAAGACCAATACGGTGATGTTTATGTTTTCGAAGTTAGCGAAGGTGTTGTTATTCAACAAGAAGAGAACGAAATTGTAATGTCTAAAGAAGCTCTAATGAGCTTAATTAAACAAATCAATGGAACTGTATCACTTGTAAAATAACATAGCAATAAAGTACACCATAGCGAATATTCGTTATGGTGTTTTCTTATTAAGAAATAGAATGGAGAATGTATATGCAGGGCGTAAAGAGAAATGACAAAATTATACTCTTACCAAAAGGTGATGATAAGTATGCTATCGTAAATTCTAACATGGATATTCTGGTTGATTATGATGAAGATTACACGATTTACATGAAAAATGTCATGTTTAGACGAGATGGTAAAGTGCAGGGTATTTATTTAGGCGAACTAGATAGCAATAGTCCATTACTCACGGTATCCGATAGGAAGAAAGTAGAAGTGGTAGATGGTAAATTTAAAACTGGTGATGAAGTTGTAAAAATAGCAAGAATGGTAACAATCAGTAACAAAAATGATGTTTTTATCATTATTTAATGAATATAGCTACAATAAATTGGGAAAGATATATGTATAACAATAAAAAGGGAGTAGATTAAAGTGAAAAATAGGTTTTTGAATGGCTTGTTATTTAGTATTTTAATGGCGTTTTCAACAGGAATGTTAGTAGGTTGCGAAGGGGTGACTATTGATGAGAATGGCAATGTTATCGAAGTCGTTGAGCAAGGAAATGAAGGTATGGAAGTTGCGCCAGAAAATGAAGATGAAACCGATACAGAAATAATCGATACTGTTGGAGAAGTTTCAACAATAGACAATAATAGTGTTGATTACACGTTGAATTATTTAGACTTCATGAAAGCCGTAACAAAAGGTATTCTTGTTAATGCAGAAACAATTACTCAAATGAGTAAGCGTATCGGTGAGAATCCACAAATTATCAATGACAGTGAATTTAGAACTACTGTTAGTGAACTGGTAGATATAATGAATAAGACTCATCTAAGTGCTGTCGATATCATACCACCAGATATGTTTAGTACGTATCATTCACTAATGTTAGGCTCACTAGAAGAATATAGTAAAGGTGCAAAGCTGTTCGAGGATGGTATCTTAAATGGCAAATCAGAACTGGTTGACGAGTCTTTAGAGAACTTTGTAATAGCTATAAAACTTTATAACGAAGCGACTAATGAATTAACTAGAGTTTCTGAGTAATGCCCATTTATAATCTAATTGGAAATTTCGATTAGATTATAAAATTGATGTAACATTCTGTTGACAAAAGACTGTTCGTGTAGTATAATAAATATATAATCAAAACTACCACAGAAAGAGAGGTGTAAGATATGAGTAATGCATTTGGTTTTGGATTAGGGATGCCAAGCATCATAGGTGTTATGGTAGAGTTTGAAGTAAATTCAAATGAAGGTAAAAAGGTTCTCACAGGAGAAATTAAAGATTTGAGTTTTAATGAAGAGCTAGGAAAAATCGTATTTGAAGTTGTGACACCGCATGGTAATGTTGTGAAACTGACTCATCGTGAGATTTCGAAGTTTAAGAAAAATTAAGCAGGTTATCTAAACCAACAATAAATAACAAGTTACTTAATGATTGTGATATAATAAACATAAAAAGACTTGTTCTCTTTGTAGGTTTAGATAACCACCTAAATTTCATTGACAAACGTAAAAAATAATGATATAATACATATGAGGTGATACCAATGAGTAAAAAGAAAAGCAAGCCGAAAACAATCAGTCGTATGACAGGTAGTCGAGGTGCTATGCCACCACCAACTGTTAAGGATGAAATTAAGAAGAAAAAGAACGACAGGCACGATGTTAAACGCAAGCTAAAACGTGGCGACTACGATTACTAATTGTAATCAGAACATAAAAACACAAAACTAATCATATAAAAGGATGGGATACTTATGAAAAAACTAATCAACCTTACTTTAACTAAAGCTACAAAAGCTATGATGATTATCAATGTAATAGGTGCTGACACAATTGCAATAGTTACTGTTTTTATTTCTACATTAATCTAGTAAACTACTAGCAGATTAGAAGGTGATTGAATGACTGTTAAACACAAAGTATTAAAATTATTGGACAAGCCCAAGAAAGCGTTTATGATGCTTGGTGATGTCAAAATTGAATATTGGGAAGTCAAAGTGCTAATGGGTTGCAAAGGGCTTGTCTATGAGAGCCTAGCAACCTTTTCTAGCGAGAACGATGCAAATAAGTTACGTGTCGGTGATATTTTAGAACGTTAAAAATATCAAAATAAATGGTATGGATTATATCATTATCTATTGACAAAAGCAATGAATAATGATATACTGTATATACAGAGATAGAATAGACTAAATATGGAGATGAGGAAAATGCAGAAGACTATTCAACAGTCTGAATTGGTTCGTGTTCAGTTAGAAATGGGGAAATATTGTGGTCAACGTAAGCATGTATCACAAATCACACAGCAAGAAAATGATGGATTGTACAAGCGTTTGAAAGAGGTGGACAAGTGGAAAATCGTATCTCATGCATTAGATAGACTTAAAGAGAAAAATATCAATGCAACTCGTGAAGATATCGTTTCTACTATCAACAATTCTACATTAATCGAGTATAAAATTGATTATGACAAAAGAATCAACCGCTACGAAGAGCGTGTAGTGTTACGCTCAAATGCAATCGTCAACAGAAACTTTAATCTTCATGTAGTGTTTAGCTTAACAAAGAAGCAAGTGATTACAGTATGGATTAATGATATCAACGATTTTCACAAGACGTTAGATTGGAGTATCTACAACGAAGACATGAAAGTTTTCGGTGTATAAAACATAAAAAGGAGAGATTCGCATGAAACAACCATTTGTTAAAGTAGTTAGGAAAGTTGACACGGACAAGCAATTGATTGAAGCATTATTGAAAGATTTGGATTATGAACTATCGTCACTATTCATTGCAATGGATAAGGATGATGAAAAGGAAATTAAAAAATCCAAAGAACGCCTTGACGAAATTCGTGGCGAGTTAATAGCTTTAGGTGTATTACAATGATTTTTAGTAAAGATGAATTGTTATCGTTTAATGAAAAGCTTTTGGGTAGAGGTATGCCAGTACAGCAAGACGGTATAGGATATAATAAAGCTGACTACGGAGCATGTTCAACATATTATTATGGGTTGTCAAATGCTCAACTAGCAGACCTTGCAAAGCGTTTGGTAAAGTATTGTAATACACAGTTAGGTGTTGACAAGGAGAAGATGAAGAGTACCGCTAACGAACTATTAGACACTGCAAACGGTAGTCATAGAGAGAACGGTATCAGTCTTTTAATTGGCGAACATAACACTAATATTTACTTTAAGTATAATGAGTTTTTTATTAACTGTATTAAGGAGTCTGGAAAGTGCCAGTGGAACAATAATGAAAAATGTTGGTACGTTGATAATAAGCTACTAATTGATGTATTAAACGCATTGAAACACATTGGAGCAGATGTTGATAATGCTATGAATTATGCATTAGAAAACATTGAAACACTTGACAAAAAGCAAGAGATTATGGTAAAATTAGTACCGAATGATAATGTAGCTCTCTTAAAATTTGATTACAGTGATGAGATTGTCAGTGAAATTAAAAAGATTGACAAAGCTTCAAGACAATGGAATGCACAGTTTAAATTTTGGGCTATTAATTTGGATTGCTATAATTCATTAAATGAAAATCTGTCAGATGTAGCTAACTTTACATTCATCTGACAGATGATTGTTCTAGGAGGTTTTGGTATGAAAAGGTTTATGGATTTTACAGTTATGAACAATATTAATTCAGTTATAAAAAATGAAAAAGAGCGTAGAATTAAAAGTAATGAGCCAAAATTTCTAGAAAAAGAAATAATGAATGAGTTGGCAATCTATACCGATGTTAGTATTAATCAAATAATAAGGATTAAACATAACTATTCGCAACCATCTTTAGGCGTAGCAATCTTAATCGCTGAATTTTTCAATATGCATGTCGAAGATTTGTTTAAAGTTGTGGCTAGAAATAATGCCGAAAATGAGCATGACTAGAAATAGCGTTAAATGAGAGCATTTTAATCATTCATATTTTTGGATAAAATATCAGTTTTATCCATTTATCTGCCTATGCAAAATACCCTCTATAGACATATATTAAAAATAATCGTAAATTTGATGCATAAATGATGTCCAAAATGGGTATGATAATAGTAAGATAAAACAATAGGAGTGAGTTAAAATGGAACAACACATTACAAATGAAAAAGATAATTACTTATTTAACTTAGAAAGAAAAGAAAGCTTTATTGCTGACATGGTTACAAATGGAAATATTTCAGAAAGCACAGCAAAAAGCTATGAAAGAATCTTGTCTTATTCTGCACGAGTTGAGTATGCATTAAACAAAGATTTAAGTGATTTTAATTTGGAAGAAATTGAGAAGGTATTGTTCGGCTTTAATGCAAATAACAGAAACACAGTTGAAAGCTATTCACGTATCTTGTCTAGCTATTTAAACTGGTCTGTACAAAAAGGATTCAGCACTAACAATCCTTTATATGAATTAAAGCCAGATGATTTTGTGAAGTATTTGACTGATGAAGAAACTTACTTTACAAATCGTCAACTTAAACGATGGGAGAACCATCTAGAAAACTTTCAAGATGCTGTCATTATACGATTATTATTTATTGGCGTAGGTGGCAAGCAGTTGTCAGAAATTAGAAATTTAAAAATCCAAGACGTTGATAGAAAGAATAAAACGTTGAAGCTAACTAACACATTGAAATATGATGAAAAAACTGGTCTTCCATTGAAATTCACAGAACGTTACCTTGACATTGAGGACGATAGCACATTTGATTTGATAGAAGGTGCTATTCGTACAAAGAAATACGTGAAGCGTAACGGTGAAGTCAGTGAGGGAGCAGAAGCTAGAAGTATTGGCATGTTAGAGCTAGTTGAGAACGATTATGTTATTCGCTCATCCATTACTAAGACTGATAATTTTAATTATCCTGTTGACAAATTTGTTATCTACAGACGTTTAAGTATGGTTTCAGATGTATTTGGTATTGACAATTTCACTGCAAAATTAATACAGCGTAGTGGTATGATTTACTATGCTAATCAGATAATGCAGGGCGATATTCTGACTTTAGATGATATGAAAATTGTTGCTGACAAATTCAACATTAAATCGTATCACAACTTGAAGGGATTCTTAACAACAGAAAACGTTAAAAAGACCTATGGAAAGGACTAGAGGTGTAATTAAATGAGTAAAAAGAAATTCACAGTACATGGTAAGAACATCATACTTAACCGTAACAAACTAAAGTCCATACTTGACAGTAAGAAAGTCGATGACAAAGGTATGGACTTTAGCGAACTACACAGACGAATTGTTTCGCAATATGGCTTAGACCTGTCATACAAGGGTTTTATGAGCTTGACAGAAAATCGGTCAACATGGAAATTGCTTTATGCCTACGCTATTGCTGATGTCCTAGATATTGGTATAGATGATATATTCGAGGTAGTCGAAGTCGATATTGACAGGGCTATAAAGGAAAAGGAAGATTGGCAGGAAAAGTATCAGAAAAAGCAAAAATAATTAAAAATAAGGTATATTTTTGTTTGACACTCTCTTTGGAACATGTTACAATTGTTACAAATCAAATCTTGGAAGATTACTAAGGAGTGTTACAATGAACAATAACAAACTTAATACTGCATATGGCTTAATCACGTCAAACAAGGCACTAGCAAGCGTCTTACTGAGAAGTGCATCCGATGTGAAAGATTTCGTATCAATGTTTTACAAAACGAACAAGTACGAAATCGATGATTTGTTGGATTATCGTGAGTATAAAATTCGACAATCACGCACAACATTGGATGCTTTCTTAGAGCAGTGTGATGATGACATGAAGATTGCATTTGAGAACAATTTTCAACAATACTTCACAGATTCAGATATTGATATGATTAAAGAACATGTACATAGTGGAAACATTTCTCTTGCTACGTTGTTTGAAAAATTCTATGAAAATATCGATGTAAATATTTTAAAATATATAACATAGTTTGTTGACAAAAGGCACAAATTATGATATAATAATATATGTTAACAAGTTGAAAGAACAATCTTTCACTTTTTATAAAAATAAAAGATGAAGAGGAATGGTGTTAATTTTATGGCAGAATTAGTACAAACAAAGAGTAAATTTAAACTTATCGGTAAGGTAACTCGTATCGATAAAGACGGAGCGTACAAAGAGGGCGTTGCTGAGAAAGGTAAGCGTCAAGGTGATTTATTCCGTAGTTTACGCTTTGGAGTGAAGACTAGCGACAGCAATGAGATTTTCGTATCAATGTATGACTACGAGCCTAATGAAGTTTTCTTATGGAACACTCATAAGAAAGAGAAAGATAGTAATTACAAAGGCGATAGAATGCCATTTGAAACATGGGAAGACCAAAAAGCAGAATTACGTGAACAAGGTTATTCTTGTCTACAGACACGAGTTGGTGTAATGTACGATGAAGAAGGTAAATTAATTAGCAATGGTGAAACTGGTTTCGTTGCATCCGAAATGATTTACAATAACATCGATAATGGTGATTCTGTGTTAATCGAAGGTGAAATGCGTCATAGCACTTTCGTAAACCGTCAAGGTGAAACAGTACCACAAACTACATATACTATCAAGAAGCTTTACAAAATTAAAGATATCGATTTCGAGTCTGAAAAGTTTGAAGAAGTTACATATTTTGAGCAAGAAATGGTATTCGTAGGTCAAGATATTGACAAAAAAGAAGGTAAAATGTATGTTATGGGACGTACAATTGACTACCAACAAAATTATCAAGATACACAATTCGTTGTTAACTTCAAGAACGAAGACGGCACACTTGATAATGACATGGTTAAATTTGCCGATGCAATCAAGAAACGTATCAAATTTGGTGATGTAATCAATGTGTTTGGTGATGTGCTTAATCGTGCAGTAGTCAAAGAAGTTGAGCAGGACGATAAAGAAGAAGATAATATTTTTGCTGAATTTGGTGGACGAGCTAAACCAAAACATGCTGAAAGTTACACTGCTAAAACTTACATTTCAGAACTAAGCATTAATGGTCTTGATGCACATGATGCAGGTGTTTATACAGAAGAAGACTTCGTAGATAATAGTGTTGTAGAAGACACTAGTAAAGTAAGTGAAGAATTTGGTGGCAAAGGTAAAAACCCATTCTCTAATGATTCAGACGAGATTGATGAGGACGACCTGCCATTCTAATTCAAAAGTAACAAAAGTAACAAATAATGGTATAAGGCTTTAGTCCTTATACCATAAACATTGACAACATGAAAACACAGGAGTTAAACAGATAGAAAACTCCCTATCACAAATTTATGTGATAAAGGGGAAAATAATAAATGTCAAGATTCGCAAACAAACAACCACACAAAGTAGTAGCAGATGCTTTCCAATATAAATATGTAATTGCAGGGCGACCAAAAGCAGGTAAGACAAGTTTAGTGCATGGTATCGTTAAAGAGAAATATGATGGTGACTTATCTAAACTATTATTAGTTGCATTTGAGAAAGGCTACAATGCTTTGAATGGTATCTATGCAGAAGACATTAACGAGTGGGAAGATTTTGAAACTTTAGTCGATGATTTAATCGCTGAAAAAGATGATATTTCATTCCGAGTTTTAGCACTTGACACAGTAGATGTAATGGCTAAAATGGCAACAAAACATGTACTACAAAAACAGTCTATTAAGGACAAAAAACGCTATGGAGCTATTAATGATTTAGCTTTTGGTAAAGGTTATGAATTACTTGATAACACTATTGCCGACCAACTTCAAAAGTTAGACAAAGCAGGATTTTCACTAATCTATCTAACACATGATAAAGACAAGCAATTTGAAACTCGTGAAGGTTTAAAATACGATAAGACTACACTTTCTCTAAGTGGTCGTGTGCGTGATTTAATCCTAAATTCAGTTGACTTCATTTGTTTCGTAGAGTTAACTAAAGAATTAGAACGAGGTCAAATGGTTGACAAGCGTCACATTTATTTCCGAGGTGATAGCGGTCTTGAAGCAGGTAGCCGATTCAAACATGTACCAAACCGTATTGAATACGATTATCGTGGATTTATCGATACTGTTGAAAATGCTATTTTAGCAGAATACGATGGAGATGAGAAAGCCGTTGAAGTAGCTCGTAAAGAGCAGAACGCTGTTATCGAAGAGAAAGCAAAAGAATTTGTTGACAGTGTGAAAAATATGAAATCACCAGAAGAATATATTGAGGAAATCACAGCAGTTATTTCAGATATGCAAAAAACTGACAAAGCGAAGTGTGCAAACTTCTTTAAAGAAGTGCTTGATGGCGAAGCAGATTATCGCAAGTCAGATGATGCAGAAGGTTTAGCAAAGGCTTTAGATTTTGCAGTTAACTTAAAATCAGCTTAATACATATAAATGCTAGGTTAATAGCCTAGCTTTATATATTCCTACAATAACACTCTAGAGTAACGATTCTAGGAGTGATAAACTATGAAAAAGAATAATATTAAAAATAATATTATAGCAAGTCTAGCATTAGGGTTAGCGATAACTACAGGTGGATGGGTGGTATCCCACGACAATGTGAACACCTTGAAAGAGGTAGTGATTGAAAAACAAGATGACAACAACAAGTTATCAATCGAGATAGCCAACCTAGAAGATGTTATTGTAAAAAAGGAAGATGATTTGAAGAGTAAAAATATGGTTATCGAAAATAAAAATTCTCAAATCAATGAGCAAAGTCTGTTAATTACCGAACAAAAGAGGAAGTTAGTACTTTTACGAGGTGAAATTGCTAAACTTAAAGAAGAAAACAAAAGGAGTTATCCCACCAGTAACACAGTGAGTAGAGGTCAATCAAAAGATGTACTGTACTCATTAACCGTTAATGCATCTGCTTACACAGCTTTTTGTCCAGAAGGTTGTACTGGCAGAACTGCAAGCGGTGACTATGTTGGAAACTCAATCTATGTAAATGGATATCGAGTTATAGCAACCGACCCACGAGTAATACCTATGTATTCTATTGTTGAAATAGAAGGTCTTAGTGGTAGATTTATAGCATTAGATACAGGCGGTGCAATTAAGGGTAACAAGATTGATGTTTTGGTTAAATCTGAAAGTGAAGCAGTAATATTTGGCAGAAAAAATGTGAAATTGAATGTGATTAGGAAAGGTAGATAGATTTGGCAATAATTGTACTTGAAGGTTGCGATTGCTCTGGAAAATCGACATTCGCACAGCAACTAGCAGAAAAGCTAGGTTATGAAATTGTAAAGGGAAGTAGCTTTGAAATATCTGAACTTGGACAAGATGGAATGTTTGAACATATGAGCAAACTATTAGACCGAGAAAATATCATTATTGACCGCTTCCTATATTCAAATTTGGTTTACGGTAGTCTATTTGACTATCCAATGATGACACCAGACCAATACGATAGTTTAGTTGAGAAACTAGATGAAAAAGCATTCTTAGTGTATATGTATGCACACAAAGATAAACTTGCGTATCGTATGTCAAATCGTGGTGACGATATGATTAAAGTAGAAAACATTGAAAATATTTTAGCATTATACAATACAGAAATGTTTGGAGATTTTAGACCAACATTAACGCTAAACGTGGATACTACAAGTTTCGAACATGTAGAGAAAACTATCGATTTAGTGGCAAGAATTGCTAATAATTTCTAACACTAAATGAGATTTCCATAATGGAAGTCTCATTTTTCATAGTAATAATCTATTGACAAACTACAAAAATAATGATATAATCATAATATAGCATTATAAGGAGTTGACAGTTGTGGCAAAGAAAACTAGAAAGTGTTTGTATTGCAAAGTAGATGATACTGATAAAGAACAGATGGAAGTAGAGCTTGTTGAAAGCGGTACAAAAACATTGAGAAAACATTATCATAAGGAATGTTATGTCAAGCTATTAGAGGAAAGAGCATTCAAAGCTAAAGAAGCAGAAGAACTTGACAAATTGGTAAATGTCATTATGAAAATGTATGGCGTAAAGACATTACCAAACAGTGTTTACGTATCTATTCAAGGTTTACGTAATGGTACAAAATTCTTTGGTAAGAAGAATTATAAGTATAAAGAAGGATATACATATGACCTTATTGCAGAAACATTTGAATATTGCTCTGAAACTATTGAATACTGGAATGGTCGTATTCCGTTTGATGGAGCTACAGGTGCTATTCGATATGGTTTAGCAATCGTATGTGATAAGTTATTTGTCGTTGAGCAAAGACGTAAGCGTAGAGAAGAACAGCGAAGATTAGCAGATATACATTTACAAAAGGTAGATGAAAATGATTTTGATGATGATACAAATAATAATTATCAAAAACCTACCAAAAATAAAGGCGATATTACTGATTTCCTAGACGACTAATATGAGGTGAGCTTTTTAATGGCAGTAGATAATACAAAAGAATTAGTTAAAAAAGAGGTAGATGCTATCGGTAAGAATGCCGAGGTAAATGAAGCGTACTTCGTGGGCTTATTATGGGCAAATCCATTAGAAGCCTACGGAGAATATTCTGATAAGATTAGTTACGATGAATTTATTCATGGTGTTTGGGGTTTCTACTACGAATTAGGTAGACGTATGTTTGACGAAGGAATTAAAACTTTCGATAATATTACAGTTGCCAAAATGGTTAAAGATTTAGGTGTTGAGAGCGATTTTAAAGAGTATGGTGGCAAGCATACAATAGATGATGCCGTTAGCATTGTAAAAAGCAATAGTGACAATATCGATTACTATTATGAGACAATTAAAAAGAATTACAACATTAAACAATTGCATCTATTATTTGGTGATAAGATATTATTAAAAAAGAATAAATATGATTACAAGAAGATGAACCGAGAACAATTGATTACATATTGGTCTGACAAATTAAATGCACTTAGTTTAGGCAATGTGAATAACTATGAAGCAGAAGACCTATTCATCGAAGGTGAAGAGTTTATTCGTAAACTTGAAGAAGAATCGGCAGAAATGTTACCATTCTATAAATCTGTATTAATGAATAACGTTACACAAGGAGTAGCAAGAGGTCACGTATTCATGTGGGGTGGCTTTGGTAACTCTGGTAAATCATCTATGATGGCAGATAAGTTTGTAATGAGTTGTATCACAAATAACGAAAAACTTCTCATTGTGCTAAATGAGGAAGATGCACAATCATTCCGTCAAAAAATCGTACTATCAATCTTAAATCATGAATTTAAAACACAAATTGACAGAAAACGTATGGTCAATGGTAAGCTGACACCAGAAGATAGAGCCTTAATCATGAAAGCATTTAACAGATGGAAAGAAATGATTGATGGCGAGAACGCATTAATCAAGGTAATCTTCATGGAACGCTATGTTATTAGTGATTTAGAGAAGATTATTCGTTTCTGGGCTAATCGTGGATACATAAATTTATTAATTGATACACATAAGGTTTCTGACGACTCACAACATGACAAACGTTGGGAGATTTTCGTTGAAGATATGAAGACAATCTATCGATTAACACGTAAAAATGCAGGTGGTTGTAATCTACGAACAGTTGTTACATTCCAGTTAGCAGATAGTGCGCTTAAAAGTCGATATTTAGGATTTGATGCTATCGGTGAAGGTAAAGCTTCTAAGAATGAAGCATCTGTTGTACAAATGTTTAGACCTGCATGGAGTGATGAATATGCAGATGGAAAACACGAGCTTGAATGTTACTCATTGGAGAAGAAAGCAAACGGTGAAGGTTATGATAAGAAATTCTTCAAATTAGAAAAAGGTAAAACATATTATTTATTATTTACACCTAAGAACCGCTTCGGAGCTAACAACGATAATGGTCAAGCAGTTATGGTTATAGAGCCATTCTTCCATAGAAATTCATTTGCTGAACGTGGATGGACATTTGTTGCAAAAGATTATAACTAATGGGTGAATTTAGAGGACGGTGTTTAAGTTGTCCGACTTAAAGATAATTAAACAGAAATTACTAGACGAAAACAAAATAGAAAAAATTCTTGAAGAGATGGGTTGCGAACATATCCATTATAGTGCAGGTCGGATTGAAGCGCAACTTCCATTGAAATTCCAAAGTAATAACAGACGTAGCGTACAGGTCAAGCTTAATGAAAGTTTGACATCATCTGTACGTAGTCGTGGCGACTTTAATGGTGGTGACATTTATGGACTAGTTTCATATATCCACCATGATAAGCGTGGTAGCGATATTGATGATGACCTATTTGAAGCTAAGAAATTCATATGTGAAACGTTAGGATGGGAAGAGTATCTAAATGGTGACTTTAAACCACGTAAGGACTATGTAGCACCTCTTAGAGCATTGATGGGAGATAGACGTAACAATAGAGAGATTGTGCCTAATGACGTTCTTCCAGAAGAGGTTATGAATGACTATTTGCCATATCCATCACATGATTGGATTGAGGAAGGTATTTCATATGATATACAGAAACTTTATGATGTTAGATTTGACTTAGAATCTCACAGAATAGTATTTCCTATACGCAATCGATTTGGTAAAATTGTAGGTGTCAAGGGAAGGTTAATATCAAAAGAGGACGAGAGATTCGAATCTAAATATATCTATTTACATAAGTGTAACATAAGTCAAGAATGGTTTAATTTCTTCTATGCTCTACCTTATATTCTAGCAGAAAAGAAAGTTATTATTGTCGAGTCGGAAAAATCATGTATGAAATTCGCTTCACTAGGTATATGGAATACGATTGCTATTGGCTCATCTGACATTAGTACGGTGCAAGCCGAGATAGTTAAAATGATTGGTATCGATATTGAAATCTATCTAGCATACGATAAAGATAAATCTGCTAAAGATGTTAGAATGCAAGCGGAAAAATTCAAAGGCAGAACTATTTATGGTGTTATTGATATCGATAATCAATTAGAGGAAAAAGATGCACCTATAGATAAAGGATTAGATGTATGGATGGATTTATATACTAATTATGCCTATGAAATAGAGGTAGAATAGTAGATTATCGTGTCATATTAACTTGACTAATGCAACAAATAATGATATAATAATATGTATAGAGAGGGGTTTTTAATATGAATGATAAACAACTACTAGGATTAATTTATGAGCTTCATTACAATGCTGAAACTCTTAGTCATCTAATTACAGAACAGCAAATGTATGACAAAATGATTGAACTAGGATATGGAGAGAAAGAGTTTCATATTGTTGGTAGTTTCATTGACCAATTATTTACTAACGATAAGTTTGAAGAATACCTTAAAGAAGAAGCATTCAACCGATATGTTAGTGCTATTGAAACAATCCTACAAGGTGCTAAAATGGCACAGGGATATCAAGAAACTGGCGAACTTCAACAAGAAGAGACAAATGATGGGACAGATGCTTAATGGATTGGCTTTTAAGAAAACCGAAACTACAGCCAGATAAAAATGATACTGTAGAAGAAATGATTGGTAAAATTAGAGGAATTAAAGATGTTGATAGATTCTTAAATCCTACTAAGGACGAGCTTTTTGACCCATATTTAATGAAGAATATTCAAGAAGCTAGTAATAGAATTGTTAAAGCAATTCACAAAGGCGAGAATATCGTAGTATCGTATGACCCCGATGCTGACGGTATCACCGCTAATACTATTATGCTCCGATATCTAGGAAATTATACAGATAAACTAGATTATATTTATGGTGAGCGTAATGATGGTCATGGTATCGCTGAACAATTAAAAATCAAAGGTTTAAATGAAGAAAAAGATGCAGAACGTATCGCAAGAAGCAAGGCTAACTTAGAAAAAATTAAGAACTGTGACTTGCTAATTTTAATTGACTCATCATCTAATGATGCAGATACTTGTGAAGCGATTATAAATACGTTTGGTTGCGATATTATCGTTTTAGACCACCACGAAATTGAGCGTGACAATCCTCATGTTATCCTTGTTAATCCACAGCAAGAAGGTTGTGAATATCCAAACAAACAGCTTTCTGGTGCAGGTGTAGTATTTAAAACTATTGAAGTAATTGAGGATAATTTTGGACAAGTTGATATTTGGCAGTATATAGATTTAGTGGCAGTTGGAATGTATGCAGATATTATGAGCGTAGACGTATTAGAAAATAGATATTTGATTATGCATGGATTAAGAAATATGAAAAATACAGGTCTAATACGCATTCTTAAAGGTGCTAAAGCTGACATGATGAAACTTAATTGTGACTCTATTGGATTCTCAATAGCACCTTTAATTAATGGCGTTGCACGAATGGATAATATCAAATTAGCTATTGACCTACTCTTAGAGGATGACGATAGTAAATGTAAACCTATTAGACTTAAAATGCAGAAGCTTAACGATGAGAGAAAGATTAAACAAAAAGAAATACTTGACAATTACTTAACTAGAGTTGATTCTAGTCAAAAGGTGTTAGTGGTGCTAGATGAACAATCATCTAAAGGCTTCAATGGTATCATTGCACAGCAATTGTCAGAGATTTACAAACGTCCAGTAATTGTAGGACGCATACATAATGGTAATGTTGCAGGTAGTTTCCGAGGTTATGACGGTTTTGATATGAAGACATTCTTAGCGGAATCAAATCTATTACAAGAAGCTATAGGGCATCCATCAGCAGGTGGTTTTTCAGTTGAAGAAAATAAGTTGGAAGAATTGTTAGAATATATCGAAAACAATCTACCAGAACTCAAAAAGAAAGAGCCATTTGTTTTATATGACTTCGAGATTGATGCTAATGAGTCAGCAGAATACATAAAAGTTTGTGAGAATTTCAACCTTCTAGCAGGTAAGGGATTCCCTAAAGTTATCATAAGAATCAATAATATATCAATTGAAGAACCGCAAGTTATTGGTAAGACGGAAGAAACTGTAAAAATCAAAACTTTGGATACACTGGAATTAATTAGATTTAAAGTTAATAAAGACTATGCATCTGAATTAGGATTCTTCGATGTAATCGATGTTGTGGGAACTCTATCAATGAATGAGTTTTTCAACTTCAAACTAAGGCAGAAAGTATGTACTCCACAAGTGATACTACAAGATTATAAATTATCAAGTTAGATGAGAAATTATTTCTCATCTTTTTTATTGACTTTCTACAATAATAATGATATAATAAATTTATAGATTACAAAGGAGGTTACAACATGGTAAAACACATTGTAACAATTACAGAAACACTAGTTTACAAGAGTGAGGTCGAAGGTGCTAACAACGAAAAAGAAGCAGAAGATTTGGCATTTG